TGTTTCAGCTTTAAGTCTTTGCTCTTCGTATATTTGTGGAGCTAAAACATTATCTAAAACGAACTGTCTTGCATCTGTAGGACTAACACCTGATTCAACTAGATTTTTATACTCATCAGTTGTTGTTGGGTCAGTGCTTCCTAAAAATAAACCATCTCCTAAATCACCTTTACCTGTAATACCAGCTTTAAACAACTCTGTTTCAGAAGCTGCTTTTGCTTCATCTGGTGTCATACCCTGCTGTCTAGCTTCTAAGTATCTTACTTTTTCTGGTAATCCTTCTTCCCAAGCTGATTGAAAACCAAGAAACAGTCCTCTTAAACCTGCTTTACCTTTTTCTTTAGCAAACTTACCAGCAGTTTTAACAGCACCATATCCTTCTTCTTCTTTAAGAATTGAATCTTGTATTACAATTTGTTGTAGTCTTGGGTCATCAGGTGATATGTTTAAACGAGCAGCACCTACAACTGCACCTGCAGGAAGTGTTGGGTATTTATTTGCTATAGAAGCAGCTTGTTTAGCCATTTCTTCATTTATAGTTGAAGGTGTATTTCTTTTGTCTTGTTCTTTTCTTGCTATATCATCATCTGCAATATCGCCATCAAATATTGAAAATGACATACTAACTCAATAATCTGGCTAAGTCTGGGTCACCTGTTAGGTCATACATTTCTTGTACTAATTCTCTTGTACTTCTCATATTGTTAGGTACACCTAATCCTGTTCGTACATTTTCATTCTTTCTATTAGTACCAGCAAAGACATCTAAATCTAATTGTTTTTGTACAGTAGGGTCAAGTGGTATTTGTTGTGGAGCTACAGTATCTGTAACAATTTCATTACTAACTGTAGGTGATTCATCTAAAAATCTTTGCATCTCTACTTTTTCTCCATAACCCATCTTGCTATTGTCTACAAAGTTTCTACCTGCTGGAGGTACATTTAATGCTGTTTTTGTTACTTTAGGTGCTCTACTCATTCTTCCTCTTCCTCTTCAAAAAAAGCAAATGTTGAACTTATAATCATATAACCAAATGGAAATACCATTGGTGGCATTTGGTCTGTGTAGATTGTAGGTTCAGTTAATCTTTTTTCTAATAATATATCATTACCAATTTCATCTACATCATCTAAACAAAAATTGACTATGTCAACAAATTCATTATTAATATCTTTCATTGTCCTAAACCTTGTAGTAGTTGTCCTATACCAGGTGGAGCACCTTGTGGTGGCAAGGCAGCTCCTTCTGGTAATCCTTGTATCAGACTTTGTTCTGCTTCAGGAATTTCTGGTTCCTCTGCAGTAAAGAATTTATCTAATATATTTTGCATATCACCTGGATTTTTTCTTATTTGTACAACTGTCATTGTTGCTTTAGGGTCGCCCTGTTGGGCTTGTGATAACAGTGTTTCAAATAATATTTTGTCTGCTTTTTCTTTTGTAATTCTTTCATTGACTCTAACAATATTATCAAGTCCATCTAAATTTTCTTGTAATGTTTGACTATCAATGATTCCTGCATTAAGTAATTGCAGTCCTGTAACTATCTTCTGTGGTTCATCATATCCAGCCATAGCTCCGTACACTCTTCGTGTTTGGAAAGAACTAATGTCTTTAGCTGGGTCATAGTTTTCTGAATAAAAAGTATTGTCCATATAACCAGATAGTGATTTATTAGTACCACCATACATTTTTTTATCCCACTCTAATCTTTTAGAGTCAATCATTTCTATAGAGTCAGCCATAACAGTATGGTACTCTCTAATCATAAGTGACATAGATGCTCCTAATTCTTCAAGTCCTCTACCAGTAGCAAAGCTAAGTGGTGACTGCGAATCATCTTGCGAAGGATATGAACCACCGACACGAAGTTGTCGTTCTATTCTATCTATCTGTTGAAAAATCTGATAAGGAACATTAGATGCTGGTTTAGAAACCTGTGTACCTGGAGCTAAATAGTTAACAGCAAATCTACCTTTACGATATTGTCCTGATTCTATTTCTCCTGATATGTTTGTTTCTGTAAACACTGCATCTTCCATTGCTATTATTGACATCACATTAATCTTTGCCATAGAAGCCATAAGTCCTATGATTTGGTCATACTGTCCTTGCAATCTATCAAAGCTAAATTTCTTAGCTATGACAAAGGCAGGTCCACTATCTAGTGGATTTGGTATGAAGTCAAGAATAGTTGCAGAGGTCATATGGAAAATATAAGTTCCCTCTAAGTTATAGTACTCTGCTATTAGGTCGCCATCACCATTACTGTTAGCCCAAGAGCCATTGTACTGGTCTGTATATGCAGAAGCGTAGGCATTACCTACACCTAAGAAATCTGTGTTATAAGCATCTTTATTTAATATTTGATTTGCATATTTAGGATATGTTCTAGCTAGAGCTTCTTTAGGAACTCTTCTCACAATAGCCATATCTTTAGGTTGTTGGTCTGCACCGAAGTAACCTGGGAAACAGTTGTAAGGGTCACGAAGTTCAGCTATAGGATAAGATACACCATTAGCATCTCTTTTCTCTCTAATAACCCAAACAGCAAAACCATAACCAGGTAGCCATCTGCCTACTTGTGGCATTTGTAAATCTAATTTCTGTACATCATCATAAGCATTAACAATTCTGCCAATCTTTTCAGCTTTCTGTCTTGCTCTATCGCTATCCTTACCATTAGGTACATCTACTTTTAAGTTAGGAATACGACCAATTTTTTGTGATAAATGCTCTAGTCCTGACATCATAAGGTTTGGTACAGGTACTTGCCAGTCTTGGAAACCTTTGAGGTTGTCACCTAGTAAAGCCTGAATACCATCAGGTCCACCATTCATAATTGCACGAATACGACCACGAGTAGAGTATGCACTTTGGTTATCAAAATGTAACTGTGTTATAGCGTGTTGTATTTGTTCAGGTGTCATTACCAAGGACTCTCATTCATATCGCTTATATTCCATTCTCCAAAACTAGGTTCATAATCTAATCCTACCTCAGCCAAGCGTTCTTTGCCTAACCTTCTAATAACTTTTAAAGGAAACCAAGATGCCATTACAACATCTGATTTGTAACTTTTATTACCTTTAGCTTTATTAGCAGCTGAAGAAAAATAAATTAGTTGTCTACGATATATATTACTCTTAACTTCGCTATTTGGGTCACCATAAGGCAAATTAATCAAGCCTTCTTTAAACAACTGTGCCATTGAACCTACACCAAATATTGGGTCAAACTTGTTTCTCTGGGTCTGATGTCCTTCTGTATAGATACCAAATCTTGCACAGAGGTCTTTAATCTTCTCATCTTGTCGTATTGCTTTTTGAAATCCGTTCTCTTCTATAACCCAGTGAGCACAATTATATTTTTCATACCATCTCTGTATAGACTCTCTAGCTTGTATAATTCCTCCACCTTCTTCGTTTTCTATATCTACTAAGTACAACTGACCTGTTTCTGGATTAGCAGCCCATAACACACAGGCTTGAAATCCAGTAGAAGCTGGGTCAAGTCCTGCAATCAAATGCGTACCAGCTGGTATGTGACCTATAAGTCTATTAACATCTCTACAATTATCTATATCCTCAGAGTTAAACATAGTAATACCATCAACAAATGCTTTGTTAAGGTACACCATTTCAAAAATAGCTTTACCACCTGTAGTTTCAGCTGCAGTCTTTCTTGACCTTAACCATTTGTAAGTTCGTTTAGTTTTCCACAACATACAATCAGTATGTACTTCTATTTCGTTTTCTGGCAATATACATTCTGCACTATGTGCTTCTTCTACAATCGTGGTCATCTCTGGGTTCTCTAACAAAAAGTTATATAAATCTTCTGGATGTTGCCTAGAGCCAATGACAACTACAGCAGTATGTTCCTCTTTCCTGGAAGATAATGTTGTAGTCCACCATTGCCTAGTCTGTTCTCTAGCACTAGGTTGTATTGTTGTTCCGTGGTCCTCAATGTCATCAGCAATAATTAAATCACAGTCACGAGAGAGAATCTTACCACCTTTACCAACAGACACCATTGTCGGACTTTTGATACCTGTAACTGTTCTTGTACCTACAGTAAACTGTCCAGAACTCCAGGACTTACCACTTCTGTTCTTTGGTTGGAATTTATTACCAGGTCCACATATCTCTTCTATCAACTGTTCATTGTTTTCTAGTTGGTCAAGTACAGAACCTACAGCATTCTTAGCTATATCTTCGTTACCACCAACCCACATAATCCTGATGTTAGGGTTCTTACATATCTGCCATACAGCAAAGTGTGTCAGTAAGTCAGTCTTGCCGTGTCGTGGTGGGCTAAGTATCATTTGCTCTCCACCTTCTTCAATAGCTTTAATAATAGAATTAATCCACTTCTCGTGAAAATCAGCAGTTTCATACTGGTCACCAGTTTCTGTTTTGAAATACCTATCTCTAAACTCTTTAAAATCTTTTAATGATGCTGTAGCTTCTTGTGGTGTACTCCAGTTTTCTTGTGCTTTAACAACTTGTTTATCTTCTTTGTACGCATTAAACATTCTGGTAACAGTAGATTTATTTATATCTAAGAGTTCTGCTACTTTAGCGTGAGTTATCTTTCTGTTCTCTATATCAGCAGCATATTCTAAAACAAATTTTTCATAGTGAACACCACGAATAGTTACGCCTACTGACTCAACAACAGGTTCTTTTTTCTTTCTTATGTATGCAGCTTTTTGTTTACAGGGATTGCTACAATATTTCTGGTTTCCGTTTTTTAACTTTTTGTTACAGTCAGGACCTGCACATTTCATTTCTTTTTCTTTTTAGGAAAACCAGCTTTCATATTGGCATATGCCTTTGGACTAATTGTAGATTTCTTTTTTGACCTACTGGTACCAGCTTTTTTTCTTTTATTTATATTATGATACAGACCTTTTTTAGCTGCCATCTTTTCTCCTTACCAAGCTCTACACGACCAATATCGTGCAGATGTTTTATCCTTAGCTGTGCTGCATTTGTGTCTAGCACGAAACGAAGCACGAGCTTTAGAATTATTTTTTCTTATCTTCATATTAGGGTCACCAAACATTATTTTCTTGACTTTCCCATTTTTCATTACAAAGACTTTAGACTTCTTACGACCATAGCCAGGCTCACCCTTTGATATAGGGCTAGGTGAATTTAACTTCACTTTCATTCCTCGCCATTCAGCCATTACTTTTTCTTTCTTACTTTATTTTTCTTCATAGCCTTTTTCGGCTTATATCCTTTACCAGGCATTGTATCTCCTATACTATATGTTGTATGAGTGATTACATAAAAGGAAATAAATATCCTAATAGCAAACCCTCTACTTCATATAGTAGTGGAAGAGTCTGCGTTCACAAAGGATGTGACACAGTTATTTCTAAGTACAATAAGTTTAAACACTGTAACAAACATAAACCTAAGACTTATCCAAGAATAAAAGGTCGCCAGGCACCTACTGATTTACAAGAACCTCTATAAACAAAACCCTGTATTGCTACAGGGCTCGTTCCGTACAGTTGTCCAACTGTTATGAAAAATATAACAATCCACAAAAACATTCTTCTTTTACACTGTACACCACATACTGTTTTCTAGATGAAAGTTTTTCTTTCTTATTATAAATAGAAGCTATCCTCATAGCTCCACCTAGATTTTCTAGGTACACACACTATAGTCATACTGCTGAAGTAAGTGAAAAAAATTTTTTTATAGGTAAGGAGGTACTTTAGCTTTTGCAAGTTCCAGTACCTCTGGTTTTTACACCCTACCTACTTTTAATTAATGTACGATAAACAGGGAATTTATCTGATACTTTACATTCTAGGGAATCTATAGTATTCTGCAAGTAACAAACATAATTATTAGTACAGTGATACAGGTAAAGTGGGCATCAGGAGCACGAAAGGCTTACCTTACAACCAGTAAGACCAACTAGAAAGACAAGTAAGCTACCCAAGGTCATTAGAAAATAATAATTAGAGCCTACCCCCATATATGCCTGTTCACGCCCCAAAGAAAAAATAAAGATTATTATTAATATATTGAAGAAATGTGAAGAGTGTGGAAACACACTTAAAACAATTAGAGATACTTTATACTATTGTGATAGTTCACCCACTATATGTAGTATGTCTACTAAGGTTATTACTGATTAATCATACTGTATTCATACGCTATTTCATACTTTAGATGCCTCTAATAAACTAACTGCCTACTAAATATATACCCCCATACGCACATTGACATATGCATAACATACCTACCCTGTCAGCCTGAATATATTAATTAACCTACTTGTTTAAACAGACTGTAGAAACATAATAAATAATTCTTAGAGATAATGTACTCACTCTGTCATAGGGTGTATGTTTTTTAAGATTGACTGGGGTGCGTTGCTTTAAGGTTGAGTTGAAAATAGGAAACATACTAGGTTGAACAGGGTGAGTACATACCCACTAAGACCAACTAAGGATAAACAGCGAATCAAATAAGCCCAGTGTTTAAACAGATACTAAATTAATTTATAATGTACTTGTTTAATATGTCAAGATGTGTATACTACCCCCATAGGCTTTTTGACATCTTAGAATTATTTAGGAATCTAGAATTTCCCTTGAGATTCTTTTTACAGATTAACTTTCTTATTAACTGGAAACAGGGTAAGAATCTCCCGACTGGGTTTGGGGGGCTGACTCATAAGAAGATGAAGAAACCTAGAAGAATAAAAAAATCAAATAATAAAAACCTTTCAAAGATAATTTTAAATTATCTTAGAGGGCTTTAGCGATAGAGCCTTCAAAGATATTTAAATAATATCAATATGGAAAGAAGGTACAAATTGAGAATAACAAAAACTGAATTAGAAGAAATAGTAAGTGATTTAAATTATTTATTATTTCCGAACAGTGTAATAAATCAAATTGGTTGGTTTGTGTTAGACATAAATCAAAGTGGTTACAGATTATGCCGAGTAGTTAATTCCGAAGGTGGTCAAAGAGATTTGACACCACGCGAAAATGGAAAAGAAATATATGCTTATATTTCTGGAATCATAAATGGCATACATATTGCACAAGCTGAAGTAATAAGTTTATGAGTGTTCTAATGCAAATGTTGAGCCTGACTCTCACACTGTTTGTTTTATTATGGTTAGCCCATAAAACAACAAATATAGCCGAGATTGTAGGATTAACAGATTAACAATATGCCCTGAGTGCCCTGAGGTTGTCTTGTATGGAAAAAGTAGAGTTTACGCTACTGACTACCACGCTGACAACTTCAGGTGCTCAAATCATAATTTTTAAAATGGGTGTGTTTACTTGTTTAAACAGGTAGGCACACCGATTCTAAATGAATCGTATCAAGAAAGGTAATAATAAAATGAGTAAAACAAAAACATATAAAGGCACACGCGAACAATGGCTTGAAGATTCTATTAATGAAATCTTTAAACAATTAAAAGCGAGTGGCTTTAATAACTTTGTAAAGAAACCAAATGAGATTAAGGCTTCGTTCGGTCATATGCCTAAGGGAATGAAAAACTCCACGATTGGAGTTTGCCAATACTCTTCGGAAGATGTCAAGAATGAGGATTATGATTCATCAGGAACACGACACCTATTTATTAGACCAACTTTAAAAGCTGGTAACTTAGAAAATACATTGGATATTTTTCAAGTACTAGCCCACGAAGTTTGTCACGCTGTGCTACCTGTTGGAACTGGTCACAAGACTGGATTCAGTAACCTAATTATAAAAATGTTAGGTGCTGAAGGAAAACCTACAGCCACTGTAAGAGGTGGGGCATTTGATAAATGGGCTAAGCCTGTTGTTTCTAAGCTCGGATTAGTTCCACATATTGCAATATTAGAGCAACCAAAGGCACCTAAGACCTCGGTCAAGGTAGCCTGTACAAGCCCTGATACTTGTTACAGTGCCACTGACCGAAGTAGAAAACAAGGTTACGGATTAATAATTAGAATTAGTACAGCTTCAGTACTACAACAGATGGAAAAGAAATGGGATATAAAAGACCCTGAATTATATGATGGCTTTGAAGAGCCTGAATTATTTGTTTGTTCTAGTTGTGAAGGTAATACCTTAACTATTGCTGAAGGTAATTTTAGATAATTATATAACTACCTATTTGTTTAAACGAGTAGGTAGATATATAAATATAAATAATCTGGATAGAAATATCTGGCTTATTTTTTTTATTAATTTACTTACGACATTTTGTAAACGCTAGTAGAGGCAATCTTTATTATGCGTATGCACAGCTAGACAGCATTGGTTTAGTACCTTTCATCAGTGCTGTCAATGGTGTGCAATACACCACAACGAAAGGAACAAGATGAAAGTAAAAAGTGATTATGATAGCCCAATAAAAGCTATCTTGCTAGATAGCCTAAGGCTAGATAGTGGCAGACCAATAATGTACATTGATATAAAAGGTGTAGTAAATAAAGATGGCAAACAGGTATCAGCAATGCTGACATCAGTAGATGTAGAGTACTTAATCAAGTACTTTGAATTTGCTTTACCTTTGTTATACAAAGGTAATGTAGCTATGGGTTACAAAGATACACCCCAAACTAAAGAAGCAATATACAGTAGAGAAAGGAATGTCTAATGAGTAACTTATATTACTTAAAGTACCACCAAGAAAGTGAAGTCTATATTGAAGCTGATTCAGAAGAGGAAGCACGAGAAAAGATAGAGGCACACACGAAGAATGGTGGCGAGAATATGTATAATGTCAGGCTAAACGAATGTAGTTGGCGTGTTCACGAAACATTCAGCGACATCAAAGCTGTTGAGATTGAAAGCAATTTCCAACACACACATACCACATCAGATGGTCGTGAGTGGGTTGAAACAGATATACCTGATGGATATTACGAGTGGTAGAAAGCATAGAGTACTTGTTTAAACAGCGAGTACTCAATGCTCTTTATGAGCATATGAAAGGAATAAAATGAATGAAGAAAGTAATACAGTTACAACTGTATCCGACCTATTAGAGGAACTCTATAGCGAGATAGAACAAGCAGAAGATAATGTTCAAGAGGCTAAGAGCTATGCCTATGATGCGAAGAATAGTGCTGATGAAGCACACGACTACGCAGATTATGCAGAAGGTAGGTTAGATACAATGAAAGAAACTGTAAATCAACTACGAGATATGTCAGGCGAATTTAGTACGAAGAAAGCCAAGACAGAACTTACTAAGTTGATTGATTCATTAACTAAACAACAAGCCAAGCTAGGTTAGTTGTTTAAACAGCTACCTATTCAGTTAACAACACTGTTGTTATTGTATAAGTAGGTAGCTTGTAGCACATAAGACAGAACTACGAGTACTTCTTACTTCCAAGAGCGAGGTTGTAGGGGTTAACAAGTACGAACTATCTCATACTTGTGTGTTACAAGCTATCTATGTTTAAACATAGAAGCATATTGAAAGGAAACTTATGAAAGAATCAGATGTCTACGAATTTGTAGATGTTAATGCGAAGCGAG